CCACTCTTCGTTAAATTTTTCCGCCGGGCGTCAGCCCGCCGAAAAAATTTGCCTCGATTGGAGGCAAAATCCCTCGCCCAGCCGGCATTCCCCGGTTATGAATACAGCTTCTTACAAGCGTGCTTGGACCGGCATTTTACGGCCTTGCGGGGGACGTGTTCCGGCACGGGCATACGCACTACGACCTGTCCGGCGGGCGCGGATCCCTGAAATCCTCCTGCGTGTCTCTGCTGGTTCCCCTGCTCCTGCTGCGGTACCCGGGCACGCACGCTCTGGTCCTGCGCAAGGTTGGCAATACTATCCGCGACAGCGTGTATGCTCAATATTTGTGGGCGATCGAAAAACTTGGCATGGCGGGTTTTTGGGACGCAAAAAAATCCCCTATGGAACTGATCTACCGTCCGACCGGTCAAAGGATCATGTTCCGCGGCGCGGACGACCCCATGAAAATCAAGTCTGTCAAGGTCCCGTTCGGCTATATTGCCGTTACGCACTTTGAGGAGAAAGATCAGTTTGCGGGACGAGCGGAGATCATCAATATTTTGCAGTCCACCATGCGAGGCGGCTCCAGGTTCTGGAACTTCGAGAGCTACAACCCGCCCATCAGCCGGGACAACTGGGCCAATCAAGACAGCCTGAAAGAACGCCCCGACCGATTATGCCATAAAAGCACCTACCTGGACGCCCCGGCGGAGTGGCTGGGTGAGCAATTCCTTTTGGAGGCGGAACACCGGCGTCTGGCGGATGAGCGGGCTTACCGCCACGAATACTTGGGCGAGGCCGTCGGCACCGGCGGGAATGTCTTTGACAATCTGGAGCTGCATGAGATTACGGACAAGGAGCTTGCCTCCTTCGACCACATCTTTCAAGGGGTTGACTGGGGCTGGTTTCCGGACCCGTTCGCATTTATCCGCCTGCACTATGACCGGGCAAAAGAAACCATTTATTTCCTGGATGAGCTCTACGAGAATAAACTTCCAAACGAAGCGGCGGCAGAAAAGATCAAAAAGAAAGGCTATACGGACGCATATATCACCTGTGATAACGCTGAGCCGAAGAGCGTCGCGGATTTCCGTGACTGCGGCCTCCCGGCGAAGGAGGCTGTCAAGGGGCCGGGCAGCGTAGACTATGGCATGAAATGGCTTCAAAAGCGCAGAATCGTGATTGACGTCCGGCGAACGCCTCACGCTTATCAGGAATTTGTCCATTACGAGTACGAACGTGACAAGGACGATGAGATCATCAGCGGTTATCCTGACGCGAATAACCATCTCATTGATGCTGCTCGATACGCGCTGGAGCGCGTTTACAGAAGAAGGGGGGCCACGGCTTGAATATTCTCAGGGTCCTGCGGAGCAAAGGCTTCGACACCCTGCCAGAGGATTTTTACGCCCGGATCGACGTTTGGAAATCCTGGTATGACGGAAACGTAAGGGGTTTCCACAACTTCAAGGTGTTCAACGGGCAGAACCATGTCCAGTGCCGCCGATACACCCTGGGCATGGGCAAGAAGGTTGCTGAAGACTGGGCCAATCTCCTGATGAATGAGAAGGTCAAGATCACCCTGGAGGGGCAGCCGGAGCAAAAATTCCTTGACGATGTTTTCCAGGCAAATAATTTCTTCGTCAAGGTCAACGAGATGCAGGAATTGAAAGCAGGGCTCGGTACCGCAGCCTGTGTGGCCTGGGTGTTCGGTGCGGCGGCAGACGGCACGGGCGGCTCCGTAACCGGCGGCGAAATCAGGCTGGACTACGTGACTGCGCAGAATATCTTCCCGCTGAGCTGGGAGAACGGCATCATCAGGGAATGCGCCTTTGCCGGCAGCAGGATGGTAGACGGGCAAAAGTACCTCTATCTGCAAATCCACCGTAAAGGGAAAAGCGGCAATTACATGGTAGAAAACAGCCTGTACGAGGACCATAACGGGAATCTGACCGAAGTCCGGCTGTCCGCAGTGAAGGGCTTTGAGAACGTCCCGCCTCGGGTGGATACCGGATCGACTGACAAGCTCTTTGTCATTGACCGGCTGAATATTGCCAACAATGTGGACAACACGCTTCCTATGGGCATTCCGGCCTTCGCCAACGCCATTGACCAGCTCAAGGGCGTGGATATCGCCTATGACAGTTATGTCAACGAGTTTCTTTTAGGCAAAAAGCGGGTCATGGTCCTGCCTGGGGCCGTGCGGAATCTGGATGGGACCCCCACCTTCGACCCCAACGACCTCACGTATTACGTCCTGCCGGAGGACACGGCAAACGGGAGCCTGATCCAGCCCATTGACATGCATCTGCGCACACAGGAGCATAATGCGGGCTTACAGGATATGCTGAACGCACTTTCCAGCCGCTGCGGATTCGGTGAGAACCATTACAAGTTTGAAAAAGGCAGCATCGCTACAGCTACACAAGTCGTCAGCGAAAACTCCACCCTCTTCCGCACGATCAAGAAGCACGAGATCATTCTGGAGGATATGCTGACGGAACTGTGCCGTATCGTCCTGCGGCTGGGCAATTCCGTGCTCCGTTTGGGGCTGAATGAGGCCGTAGAGATCAGCATCGACTTCGATGACAGCATTATCGAGGACAAGGCTGCGGATTTTGCCAGGGACATGCAGCTGCTGAACGCAGGCATCATGAACGACTGGGAATTCCGTATGAAGTGGATGAACGAGGACGAGGCCACGGCAAAAGCGGCGCTGCCGAAGATGGAGGACATGACTGGCAATGTGCAGGACGAGGTGGAGTAAATGCGGCGCTATCCGTTTACGCCGGAGCTGATGGACGCCATGCCGGAGGAATTGGCGGAGCTGTTCCGCACCTTGGAACGGAAGCTTCTTCAGGAAATTTGCAGCCGCCTGAAGCTTGCGGATGATTTGAACGAGGTCACGGTACAGGATATCCGGGCGCTGCGGGCGCATGGCATCGGCCTGAATGAGATCAAAGCTGCGATTGCGGAGGCGACCGACACCGGCCTTATGAAGCTGGAGGCGCTGTTTGACGGCGTTGTGGAGCGAAACCAGGTGTATTATACCGAGCTGATCAATTTTGCGCAGGTGACCGCACCGGAGCGGCTGATAGATGAGCGGGACATTGCGGCGATCCGGCGGCAGACGTGGAGCGCCTTTCGGAACATCACCGGCTCCATGGGGTTCCTTATAGTCAAAGGCGGCAGGCTGACGATGCTGGAGCCCGCGAGGGCCTATCAATGGGCGCTGGACAGCGCGGAGCTGCAGATTCAGTCCGGGGCCATCAGCTATAACCAAGCCATCCGGGAGGCGGTCCGGCAGCTGGCGAAGAGCGGCCTACGAACCGTGAACTATGAGAGCGGGCACGTTAACAGCGTAGATGCGGCAGTCCGGCGGGCCGTCATGACTGGCGTAAACCAGCTGAACCAGAAGTACCGGGAACAGTCCATGGACTATCTGGCAACAGACCTGGTAGAGGTTACAGCTCATTCCGGAGCGCGGGACATTGATGGGCCTATGGGTTGGGAAAACCACAAGAAATGGCAGGGCAAGGTCTACCGCTGGAGGGCAAAGCCGCATACATCGCAGGGAAATTACCCCGATTTCGAGGATACCTGCGGCTATGGCAGCGTCACCGGCATCGGCGGAGCCAGCTGCCGCCACAGTTCCTGGCCCTTCATTGAGGGCGTCAGCAAGCGCACCTACACCGATGAACAACTTGCAAACATCGACCCGCCCCCAATCGAGTTCGAGGGGCGCATGTACACCGCCTATCAGGCCACCCAAAAACAAAGGGCGATAGAACGCTCTATCCGCAAGCAGAAGACCCTGAAAGCCTCCTTCGAGGACACAGGGCTGCCAGAGGACGTCGCTGCTACCGGAGCGAAACTGCGGCGGCTCGACCAGAAATACAGACAGTTCAGCGAGGCGGCAGGGTTGCCCGTACAGCTGGAACGTCTGGAAATTTACTATACATAACGGAATAACGGAGGAAATGCTATGAGCGAACCTACCAACAACACTACGCCTACCCCGGCACTGGAGGCTACACCCGAGAAAACCTTCACGCAGGCGGAACTTGACGGCATTGTCAGCGAGCGCCTCGCGAAGGCCATGAAGGGGATGCCCGGAGAGGAAGAATTGACCGCGTTCCGGGCCTGGAAGGACAGCCAGCAGTCCGAGCAGGAACGCTGGGACACGCTGACCCGGGAGCGGGATACAGCCCGAACAGACCTTGCCGCCGCGCAGACGGAACTGGAGCAGCTGCGCCGGGAGCGATTTCTGCTGGGCAAGGGCATTCCCGTTGACGACGTGGATTATTATGCCTTCAAGATCGGCAAGCTGGTTACGGACGCCATGGACTTTGAAACGGCGGCGGGACAGTTCCTAAAGGATCACGCGCCCCAAGCGGATCATCAGCCGTCCGGCGGGGTGCGGGTGGACTTCACCGCGCCGCTGGGCGGCGGAATTGCACCTGCGTCCCTGAACGAGAAGATCAACAACAGACTGCGCGGCAAATAAGCCGCAGAAAGGACGATTTATGCCTACTGTATCTGTAACCAGAGAGAATGCCTCCGCGCTGATCAGCCCTGAGGAAAGCAGGGAGATCATTCAGAGCGTGGTGGAGCAGTCCGCCGCCATGCGGGTTATGACCCGTCTGCCCAACATGGGCACCAATGTCCGGGAGTACCCCATCATGGACAGCTACCCTATGGCTGGGTTCGTGGACGGCGACTCCGGCCTCAAGATGACGACCAGCATGGCCTGGAAGAAGGACAAGATCGTCGCCGGGGAAATCGCCGCCATCGTGGCAATTCCTGACAATGTGGTCGCAGATTCCGACTACGATATCTTCGGCCAGATGAGACCCCGTCTGATCGAGGCGGCGGGGAAAGTGGCTGATGCCGCGATCTTCTTCGGCGCCAATAAGCCGGCGGGCTGGCGTGAGGGCATCGTACCCTCCGCCATCGCTGCCGGGAACACCGTCGCGGCCACGGCGGACATCTACAAGGATGTATTTGACGAGAACGGCCTCCTGGCAAAGGTGGAAGAGGACGGCTATTTCCCCGAGAGCATTCTGTCCGCGATTTCCATGCGGGCAAAGCTGCGCGGTCTGCTGGACAAAAGTGATCGGCCCCTGTTCCTGGAAAACATGCACCAGGGCGCGCAGTACACTTTGGGCGGTATGAGCATGGATTTTCCCAGGAACGGCGCATGGGATGCGTCCAAGGCCCTCATGCTTACTGGAGACTGGAAACAGGCGGTCTATTCCATCCGGCAGGATGTGACCTTTGACGTCTTCGACAGCGGCGTGGTTTCCGACGATTCCGGCAAGGTGGTTTACAACCTGATGCAGAATGACATGAAGGCCATCCGTATGGTAATCCGGCTAGGCTGGAACATCCTCAACCCGATCAACGCGGTCAACCCGGACGGAACCACCCGCTTCCCCTTCGCCGTATATACGCCTGCATCGGGGGGCTGACCGGGCTGTCTGAGTCCGTCCCCGCCAGCGGGGAGGGCAGTCCGGTAAAAAGGACGAGGCGAAGGAAGGCGGCAAAATGATCTACGCGGATTTCGGATACTACTATGGCATCTGGGTGGGCAGTGCATTTTCAGATGAGAATGACTATCAACATCTGGCGGCCAGGGCGAGCCGGTATATCGACTACATTACCTGTGGCAGAGCGGAGAAGTTTGCCTGCCTGGATGCCATCAAGCAGTGCTGCTGCGCCCTGGCGGAGCAGTATCAAATGATTGAGTCTGCCCAAGCGCTTGTGCAGAACAGCCTGTCCACCAGGGTGCCCGGCGAGGCGGAGGTCCAAAGCGAGACGGTAGGCCCATGGTCACGCAGCTACCGCTCCGGCGGCGACAGCGCTCAGGCCGCGGAGAAGGCGGTGCAGGCTCAACTGGATGATCTGGACCGCATAGCCCGGCAGTACCTTGCCGGTACCGGGCTACTGTATCGCGGAGGGAGGTGCTGCTGATGGGGATGTTTCCGCATACTGTGACGCTCTACAACGTCATGATCGAGACAGACACGGCCACGTTTGAGGACACCGCCGTCAGTCATATCACCATACTGCGGGGAGTGCTGCTGGACGCGGCGAAAGCTGCCGGCACCTGTGCAAATGGCCAGGAGGGCGCGGACAGCGCTGTGCTGTACATTCCCTTCAATGCGGAGGCCGCGGACTGCGTGACGGGTGAGGCTAGGCATTACGTTGGACCGGTGGAGTTTCAAAACGCGGAAGATAAATCCGATCTCTGGACGCTCAGAGCTGGTGATTTCTTCGTTAAAGGCGAGATGATAGAGCTGGAGGCCAGCGTGGAGCAGATCGAGGCGCGGCACGATGGTGTTTACAGGATTGTACGGGTTGCTGAACGAGACTTCGGCAATCTCAAGCACTGGGAAGTTGAGGGGCACTGATATGGGTTTGAAATTCACGGTTCACGATGATTTTACAGAAGCGCTGGCGCACAAATTGGCGGCAGCGTCCACAGAGGCGGAGCGCATTGTTGCTGTTCAGGCTTCAAAGGACACGGAGCCGTTTGTGCCGATGTCTGGCGCACCTGCCGGATTGGTGAACAGGGCACAGGTGGACGGGAAGTATGTTATTTATCCGGGACCCTATGCCCGGTACTTGTATCACGGAAAAGTTATGGTGGACAGGGAGACAGGCAAAGGGCCTATGCACTATGTTGATAAGTTCGGAAATGAGAAAATCCGATTCAAAAAGGGCGCAAAGCTCAAGGCAACCGGCAGGAATTTGAAAATCAGCAAAGCTGTACACCCGCAGGCGCAATCCCATTGGTTTGAGGCATCTAAAGCGCAGAACCTGAAAGAATGGAAGCGTGCCGCAGAGGAGGCATTGAAGCGTGAACTTGGAAAATAACTCTCAACCGCTGGCCTTTGTGGAGCAGTCCGAGGAAGAGCAGCTTTCCCGAAGTGTCCTGATTTGGCTGAACACCTTCCCCGGCCTCCCGGAACTTGTGAAAAAGATCGGCTACGAGGCGCTGGAGCCCGACACCGCCTGCATGGCGCTGTCTGCCATCCAGGGCGCATACATTACAAAGCGGTTTATCCTTGGCGGGCATCAAGCGGTGTACCCGTTCAAGATCATCTACCGGCTGAAACCCGGAAAGAGTCAGGATGCCAGTCTCAAGGCGGATGAGTTCCTGGACAAGTTGGGCGTCTGGGCCTGGCGGAACAAGCCAGATTTGTCACCGCTACACGTTTTGCGGGTGGAGCAGACCGAGAAAGCCGCCGTATTCGCCAAGTACGAAAACGGCGATGAAGACCATCAGATTTTGATGAAACTGACATATGAGGTGATATAAATGGCATTTGCATTCAACACGCCAAGCGGTGAGACCATCGCCCGGGAGCGGCTGATCGCTTATCTGAACACCGGCACGGCGTCCGCGCCGGTCTGGTCGCCGCTGGGCAAGCGGACCACCGACAGCTCCGAGGAATTTGACTGGAGCGAAGAGACTACGCAGGACATCCTGGGCAACACTTATACCACCATGAAAAAGCCGGTCATCACGCAGGCCTTCGACCCGTGGGACCTGGATGGCGGCGACGCTGCCCAGCAAAAAATCCATCAGTTGGCCGTTATCGAGCAGAACGCACAGGCCCTGACCAATCAGGACATGCTGATCGCTCACTTCTACATCTCCGCCAGCGGCGCATCCGCTGGGAGCTTTGCTGAGCGCTACAGTTCCTGCATGGTCAAGCCCTCCGGTCTTGGCGGCGAGGGCGGCGGCAACATCGGTATGCCCATTGACGTCACCTACGGGGGGACCCGCACCGTCGGCACGGTCACCAGGAGCGCCGGCGGGAGCGTGACCTTCACGGCGGGAGCTTCGGAGGATTAACGGCTTATGAGTGAAATGAAGGAACTGAGTTTTTCAACCGGCCTTGTTACTTACAGCATCAACGGCGCGGTTCAGATCGTCTTCAACCCTACGGACAGCAATTTTGTCGAGCGTCTGTTCAACGTCTTCAATTCCCTGGACGAGAAGCAGGAGGCGTACAAGTCCGAAATTGACCGGATTGGAGACAACAAGGAAGTTTTCGCTGTTACCCGCCGCTATGACGCTGAGATGCGGGCCATGATCGATGATATTTTCGCTCAGCCTGTCAGCGACGCCCTGTTTGGCGGCATGAACGTTTACGCCTTGGGCGACGGGCTCCCAGCGTGGGCCAACCTGCTGCTGACGGTCATGGACGAAATTGACACGTCCTTCGCCCGGGAGCAGAAGGCCATGAACCCCCGGCTCAAGAAGTATTTGGACAAGTACCACAAATGACCTGGGGGCTTCCGGTCTCCGTGGAGATTGGTGGCGTAGAGTTCGCAATTCGCACAGACTTCCGGGCGATCCTGGACATCTGCGCTGTCGTCAACGAACCGGATCTGAATGGTGAGGACAAGGCGCTGGCGGTCCTGTCGATCTTCTACCCTGATGCGGAAAGCCTCCCGCCGGAACGCCTGCGGGAGGCTGTGGAACGGTGCTTCTGGTTCATCGACGGCGGCAGGGAATGGGACAATGCCGCCCGCAAATCCCCCCGCCTCGTGGACTGGGAGCAGGATTTTCAGTACATCGCCGCGCCTGTCAACCGCGTAGTCGGCAGGGAGATCAGGGCGGTCGAGTATATGCACTGGTGGACGTTTTTGGCGGCGTATATGGAGATCGGCGAGTGCACCTTCGCGCAGGTGGTCCGGGTCCGGGACCGCCTGGCCAGAGGCAAGCCGCTGGACAAGCAGGACCGGGAGTGGTACCGGCAGAACTGGCAGCTGGTGGACTTCAGGCGTAAGTATTCTGACGCCGACAACGAGTTCTTCAACGGCTGGGGCGGCGGATAAGGCCGTGGCGCTCATTGCACCTTGACAACTTCATAGAGATAGCGGAAATTTCGATTTTTATTTTTTGATTTTCGGACGGTGGATTCTGTTGCTTTCCCTTCCCGAAAATCGGCATAGTAAAAACCTCCGCCCGTGGGCGGAAGAGGAAAATTATTGTCGGATATTGAAATTATTCTCCTGTTGTGCTATCATGCGCAACATGGGATTTTCCCTAAAATTTGGGAGGGCGTGGAGAATGGAATTGCTTGGAAAAATCGTAATGTGGGCCTTGACGCTATTTATGGGTCTTCTAGGAATATCATATTTTCCGTCCTTTGCCAGCGTATGTGCAATCGCATTTATAGCATTTGCCGTTCCTATTGAACCAATTCAAGATTTTTGGTATTTCCATGATGTTGAGGGTTGGAAGAAAGGAATTATTCTTGTTGCCTTGTGCATCATTTCAATAATATCTGCTCCAACTCAAGATTCCGGGCAGACAAGGGAAGACGATGCTCCTGTTAAGGTTGAGAAACAGAAACACGAAGATGAAAAAACCGAGGCCATAGAGGAAGGCAATCCTGAAGTTCTAGAGGTGACCCCTGTTATTGATTCTGAACTTTACACAAGCGAATATATGATGATAGACGCAGATATCCTTTTTGAGTACAGTGGTTATCTTGGCGGAAAAGATGTGGTAACAGTCATTACAGTCGCTGATGCAGATACTAATATGTTAAAGGCGAAGACCGATAATAACGATGGATATTTCTTTAGTGTGGTATGCAACTTTGAAGATGGTGCCCCGAATTGGGTCAAAGAAGGCGATATTCTTACGATTGCCGGAACAATTGAGGAAAAATCTGAATTAGCCGAATCCATTTCGTTCTTAGATGCTCCTACTGCATCAATAGAAAATTGCTCCATCATAGGATATGGTGAAATTGCGCAGGAACTGAAAGACGGAGCAGCTTCACAACGGGAAATTGGGGAACAGGCCAAACAGGCTTATGAGGCAGAAGTCGCTGCTAATGAAAAAGCCACAAGAGACGGTTATATCAGCCAATGCCAAACTGTGAATTACAATGACGTTGAGCGAAACCCGGATAACTACGATGGGATGAAGGTAAAGGTCAGCGGGCAAGTCGTTCAAGTTTCAGAAGGATGGTTTGATACCGTCACTTTGCGGGTTAGCTCTGGTGGGAATGTGTGGTACGTAACATATTCAAGAGAAGAAGGAGAGAGTCGAATCCTGGAAAATGATAATATCACTTGTTATGGAGAGTGCGACGGAGTTAGAAGCTATACAAATGTGCTTGGCTCTCAGGTAACAATACCAAGTTTGAAAATGGAATACTACAGTTAACGGTTAAAGGCCGAATACTTGAGGGCATCTCACTCGGTGGGCTTGCAAAGCGACTGCCCGTGACGCGCCGCATCATGATCGACACGGGGAACAGCCCTGCGGAGATTGGCGCGGTGGCGCGTGGATTGTATGAGACCTGCGGTATCCCGTTGCATGAAGCTTTTTCCAGTCAAATCCCTGGGTGGTTCTGCATGTTTGACCATCCGTCTTTGGGTGAGTAACAGCCTGTGGCAGTGAATGCGTTTGAATCAAATCGAAGTTCCCGCTATCTCTATGAGGTGGCGGGAACTTTCTATATCAGAATGGTGGTGAGGACATGGCATCCAACGCGGACGGCTCCGTCGTGATCGACGTCGATATGAACGTCAAGCCCGCTGAAAAGCAGCTTGGGAAATTGAAAAGCGATATCGCGAAAACGGAACAGGAGATCGCGGATGTTACAAAAAAGCGTGGTGAGGCTCGGGGCAAGTCCTCTATTTTAGGCGCGAGTATTGATGAGGAACAGCGCAAGCTGCAGGAAATCAAGGACCGTCTGCAAGACCTCAAAGCTAAGGCAAAGGACATTAACCTTAGCCCAAATGTCAGGGACGGATACAAGGACCTGATTCCCGGCGTGAAGGAAGAGCTGGCCGATCAGAACACCCGCGTCAAGGGTCTGCGGGTTGAGTGGAACAAGCTGGAAAGCTCCGTTGAGCGGTATGATTCCCAAATTGCGCAATTAACCGGGAAGCTTGACGTGCAGGTGGAGGAGGCGGGAGCGCTCCAGCGGCAGATCAACGAAGCGGCGCGGGCCAGGGCGGAACTCCTTGAAAAATCCATTGTCGCCGATCAAAAAACGGTTGAACTGAACCGGGAGCTCCTGGCGCTGAAAGAGCGCCAAAAGGAACTGGAAAGCGCCGGCGTTGGCCTTGGATACCAGGAGTACGATCAAAGCATCGCCAAAATTGCTGAAATCACGAAGCAGCTTAAGGAGTATCAGAAAGCCCTTACTGCCGCCGGTACTGCTGCGACAAGTCAAACCGATCGGGCCGCACAGGCTGCGGAAAAGCTTGGATCTATTGCGGTAAAGCTCAAAGGTATCCTCGGCGGCGGAGAAGCCGTTGGTGCTCTTGGTTCCGCGATTAGCGCTGTCGCGCCAAAGATTACGCTGGCGCTTAAGGCTGCGAAAGACGTGAAGAGCGTCGCGGATAAAGCGGCGGGTGCGATGGGCAAGGCATTGAAATCGATGATCCGCGGGGCCGGAAAAGCGCTATCGGCGGTCAAAAATTTCGGTGTCCAGACAGCAAAAGCCTTTGCGCGGGCCGCGATGGGCGCGGTCAAGCTGCTGGAAAAGATCAGGCTGTTCCCGAAGTTGTTCAGCTCCATCAGCCGTTCGCTCAAGCGGCTGGGCAGCATCGTCAAGCAGGCGCTGGTATTTTCTGTAGTCTACCAGGGCCTGGCCCTACTGCGGCAGCAAATGGGCGCGTACCTCAGCGTCAACACCCAATTCATGCAATCGCTCAGGCGGCTGCAGGGCGTGCTGCTGACGGCGTTCCAGCCCATCTATGAGTTGGTCGTCCCGGCGATTACAGCGCTGATAAACGTTCTCACAAGGGCAATTGCCACCGTTGCGCAGTTTATCGCCACCCTGTTCGGCACTACGGCGAAAAAGGCGCAGACCAACGCAAAAGCGCTCTATGAGCAGGCCAATGCCACGAAAGCTGCCGGAAGCGCCGCAGAGGAAGCCGCCGGGTCCCTGGCCGCGTTCGATGAGATCAACACCATCCAGACGGAGAACAAGAGCGCCGCCGGCGCTGGCGAGGCCGATACCGGCCCACTGTTCGATTACGATTTCGGCGATACGGAGTTTAGATCCTGGGGCGAGGCGTTCAGCGCGTTTCTGGACAAGCTGCTGGCGGGTATTCCCAAGCTGGAGGACGCGTTCAAGAAGTTCGCCGACTGGCTGAACGGCCTTTCCAAAAAGCTATACGATATGTTTACCTTCCCCGGGGTTTTGGAGAAGGTGGAGCGTCTGGGCCGTGACCTGGCGGGGGCGCTGAACAAGCTGGTGGACTGGATCGAATGGGGCCAGCTGGGGCACGCGCTGGGCGCAGGGCTGAATCTGGCCCTCCAGTTCCCGACGGAATTCCTCTACAACTTCGACTGGATCAACCTGGGCCGGAAGCTGGCGGAGTTTGTCAATGGCCTGGCGGCGGAAATTGACTGGTACGACTTCGGGCGCCTCCTCTGGGCCGGGTTCAAAATCGCGCTGGAGACCCTCGCGGGTTTTCTCACCGCACTGGATATGCCGCTGATGGCCCAGGCAGCCAGCAATATTGTGATGGGCTTCTTTAACGAGATGACCAATACCATTCAGAGAATCCCGTGGTACAGGATTGGAGCTCAGATTGCCAATTTCCTCAACAATATTGATTGGTATGGTACACTCACAAGTGTTATTCAAGCTATTCAGGCGGCGCTCATGGCCATGCAGCAGACTATAGCAGGGTTTGTACAAACGCTGCATTGGGAAGGAATCGCCACATCCATTTATACAGCGGTCAATGACTCTTTTGGCAGCATTAATTGGCGGCAGATGGGACAGACCTTAGGCAGTCTGTTTATCAATGTCTTCAATTTCGTGCGCACGATGATCTCTGGTATCAACTGGCGGCAGATCGGAGAGGATATCGCAAATTTTATTCTTGGCTTTGATTGGGTCAATGCACTAGGCGGTCTTGCAGATTTGATTGCGGCTGGTATCAATGCGGCAATAAGCCTCGTTTGTGGATTCCTTGACCGTATTATACCTGAACTGCGGAAAATCGCCAAAGGCATTGCAGAACGACTGAATAGTGCGGTAAAAAGCGTTGAATGGAACAAATTTGGGAGTGCTATCGCAAATGGAATCAATGCAGCTGTAACGTTTTTACTCACTCTTTTGAAGGACATAGATTGGAAGTCAATCTGGAACAGCATCATTACCTTGCTTAACACAGTGATCCACGACGTTGATTGGCATTCCGTTGGGGAAGCGTTCGGAGAGGCGCTCAAAATTAGAATTGAAGCAGTTACTGAATTCCTCGGCAATATTGATTGGGCTGAGATTGTACGGGCTATCGTTAATTTTCTGGCTGGAATTGATTGGGTTGGGTTTGCGGCGGATATCACGAAGCGCCTGCTTGAAATGATCGGCGCAGCAGTAGAAGGTGTTATCGCGCTTATCATTGATCTTCCAAAAATTCTGAAAATAGGTGCGGAAATTGTTGCCGGGATACTGAAAGGGATTCTTGAGGCAATTATAGGAATACCAAAATGGCTCAAGGAGCACTTGGTTGACCCGATTGTCAACGGAGTCAAGGACCTGTTTGGCATTCACTCTCCATCTACCGTTTTCGCGGAAATCGGCAGCTTTCTAATCAACGGTCTGCTTGACGGCGTGTCCAGTAAGTGGGAAGACATTCCTAACTTTTTCTCAAATAAGATAGAAAGCTTGAAGCAATCTTTCTCAAAATGGTGGGATGAGATTAAAAGTGACGCTTCCACCAAATGGGACGCTATAAAGTCGAATCTGACCGAGAAATGGGAGGCCATCAAGACCTCCGCGGGTGAAAAGTTTGAGGACGTGCGCGAAAAAATCAGCGCCGCGTGGGAGAAGATCAAAAAAGATGTTCCTGACAAATGGGAAGGAATCAAATCCTCAATCCAAACAAAATGGACGGAGATTTCCACGAAAGCCCATACCTGGGGCGAGGACCTTTGCAAGAATATCAGTGACGGTATTGAAAAAGGCAAGAGTTGGGTTGAAACCGGTGTGGATAAGGTTGCGGGGACGATCAGAAAATACCTCCACTTTTCAAAACCGGACGTCGGTCCACTGAGCGACTTTGACAAGTATATGCCTGATATGCTGAAGCTTATGAAGAGCGGTATTGATGCGAATACAGGCTTGATAGCCAACGCAGCCTATGGCATTACAAATAAGATCAAGGGCATCATCAGCGACTTGGTTAAAAGCGGACTTACTTGGGGCCGCGATATCTGTTCCAATATCGCCAGTGGCATCAGCAGTGCCGTTGGGAAAGTAACCTCAGCTGTCAAGAATGTCGCGGGCGGCATCAAGAGCTACCTGCATTTCTCCGAGCCGGATGTCGGCCCCCTAAGTGACTTCCATACCTATATGCCCGACATGATGGACCTTATGGCGGAGGGCATACGTAAAAACGCTGACATTGCCGTTGACGCCGTTTCCGATTTGGCCGGTTCCATCTCTGACGTTTTCAACACGAAAAACACCGGCATCAAGGTCCCGATTATCCCCGACATTTCCACAATGCGCCTGCCCGCTGTCGCCAGAGGCTCAGTACTCCCGTCCAGCCGCGAGTTTTCCGAGGCTATGAGCGGGGCGGCCAATGGCTTTAACATGGATACGCTGCCACAGCTTATCAGCCAGGCGGTTTTGCAAGGGCTAAATGCCTCTGATTTCGCGAACAGAGAAATCGTGTCCAACATTACGCTTAAGCTGGACGGCAAAGTTTTGACCCGGACCGTGGTCCGGTATATCAAGGACATGAACCGATCCGCCGGGAAGTCCGTGCTTAATTTCTGAGGTGCGCTATGAGACAGGTATTGATCATAAACGGAGTCGATTATTCTAAACACATCGAGTGCAAGGGCCTGTCCTGGACCCGGAACGATATTGACACCGAAAAGACTGTCCGCACGAAGGACGGGAAGATTCGGCGGGACAAAATCGGGACAAAACGAAAGCTGTCCTTCAAGCTCATTCATATGACACGGGGGCAGCTGGAGGCTTTGGACGACGCCCTGAGCGCCACGTTTTACAGCGCCACGTACATGGACCTCCACGGCATCCAGACCCGCCGGTTCTATACCACCGAGTTATCAAGCACATTGGAAAGTATGTACTCAAACGATGGCGAGTGGGGTTCGGCGGCGTTCAACATGATCGAGGAGTAAGGGCATGGGGCAGAAAACCAGCGCGCTTTGGACAAAGCTCTTTCGGATGCGGGACACGACCCGTGAATATCAATTCGACATTGCCGGGATTATCTATGGCCCAGAGTCGGAGATCAGCCATTCTGTAGACGCCGGGCTCTATGAGGAATTCGGCATCGGGAACGCCGCCACAGCGAAACTCACGCTGACGCTTTATGCCTCGGATATTCCGCGGGGCGCCGCGATCAAGCGTTACATACGGCTCAGGAATCAGGACCAGGTTTCCGAATGGCTCCTGAAGGGTGTGTTCTTCACCAGCCGCCGGACGGAGGACGACGGGCAATGGACCATTGACGCTTTCGACGCCATGCACAAGGCAGAGCGGGTTTGGGTACCGGAGGAAAGCCTGGTGTTTCCTTTGACTATGCCGGACGCGGTTATGGAATTTGCCCGGCTCATAGGCGTGGAAATGGACCCGCGGACAAGGCTCAACCCTGCCTATATTATCGACTATCCCTACGAGAACGATTATACGATCCGGGATGAGTTACGGTTCATTGCCGCCGCTCATGGCGGGAACTGGATCATCACTGACGAGGGCAGGCTTCTTCTGGTTCCCCTGCTGTCCGCTCCGCCGGAAACGCATTATCTGATTACGCAGTTCGGCGACGCAATCACGCTTGGAGGGGTGAAGCTGCTTGTCTGATAAGTATTACGTGGGCCTGGATCTGACCGGGCTGCGGAAAAACAGCATTCAACGCCCCGTATCCCGCGTGACGCTGACTGTCAACAGCAGCACCTCCTACACCGCCGGGGACGACAGCGGCCTGGAAATCACCGCCGAATGCCCGTATGCGACGCAGGAGATGGTTGACGCAATCTTTGCAGAGATCAACGGTGGGCAGTACAAAATGTACAGCGCCGATGACGTGAACATTGACCCCGCTATGGAGCTGGGCGACGGCGTTACAATCGGGGACATCTATTCGGTCATCGCCAGGGTAGACGACGATGGCAGCGGCTATCCCAGCATCTCCGCTCCCGGCAAAACCGAGTTTGAGGATGAATATCCATACGAATCGCAGGAAAAGCGGAAGCTGAAACAGTTAGAAGCGAAGGTTGAAGAGATTGAGGAGACGATAGAAAATCTCCCCGGCGGTGGCGGGATAGCGGGTGTCACGAGCTTCAACACGAGGACTGGCGACGTCATGCCGGAGCGGGAAGACTACATCGAATTCATCAACGAGGAGATACAAAAAGCCATCTATGAAAGCTGGGGGGCGGCGTATTGAGAAGCTATCAGGAATCCCATTTTGACGAGATCGCCGACGCGATCCGCTACGTAGACGGCACCACGCCGCCGATCACCGCCCTGGATTTCGCGGACCGCATCCGGGCGCTGAAATCCCTCGCAGGCGGCAGCGGACATTGTAATTTGTGGGACAACGTCCCGAGCGGCTGCGGCGAATTCCATGGCCTGCGGCATCTGGATTATACGATGGTCAACTGTGTGACGGAGAAACTGCGCGACCTGACGCAGGCCGCCCCGAACATCTGCCTCTGTGATGATAACTGGGCCTACGGTGCGCCGGCCTGCGGCGGGCTTCACGGGCTGCTGCATCTGGATTACACTCTGGTGGATGGCGATTTTCCCTATGAAGTGCTTGGGGGGTACGAAACTGATGCAAGTTAGCAAAACATTTTCCGGCGAGGTGACGCTGGAGGAAGCGACTGTCAAGCGGCTGGTCAGTTACGGTGCGGCAGCAACTTCCGCGGTCTATCCATCAAAGGTAGACACGGTGAATACGATCATCGCGGACTTCCTGCGCGGAACCTGCGGCGTCGATGCCTGGTACGGGGCAAAGGGGGAGGTGGAGGACAGCTTCCTTTGGATTTACGGCGCGCCGTTCCTGTTCAATATCTCAGGCGCAAATAACTATGCACAGTTTTACGGTCCGTGCTACGGCTCCGCGATCAGCTCGGACAGAAACACCAGCAATTACGTTTACTGCACCATGTTTGCGGACAACGCATATTCCTTCGGCCTGGTGTTTGCCGGGAACCCGGAAAATGGATTCTGCCTCCGTATCAAAACATATAACTCGAACTATCCAAGCGCTATTTTTGCTATGCGGTTTATGAAGTGCTCCAACCTCATAAATGGCTCCGACGCGGTGGTATTCAGCGGGAGAATCACGGATTACGCATCGAGTTCAAGCGATAACGCGCCTGCGGGCATGAACGGCATCGACCTGAGCGGACCTGGAGGCTTGATTGCCCCCGCAAGCTTTTCCTCCAGTGTCATGACGTACACGCCGCTGCTCCAGACGAAGAAGGTGCACAAGACGGCGAATGAAGGAGCGCTGCCGCTGGTCCCGCTCTGCGTGGGGCCGTACCGGGCAAACGGTATCTATCTGCGCCCGATAGGCTTCGCTCTGCCAAACTCCGTTGGCGCTTCTGTGGAAGTGCTCCCGGAAATCACCATATCCGGCAGAAGCTTCCTGCTCACGAATTCGGATTCTTTTTCCGCGGGCTACATCAATATGGGACTGATCGAGACGACGTAAGGGGGACAGCATGGCAGATAAGACGATAGGCGCGTTGAACGAAGCCGCGATTGGCGGCCTGCCGGGCATCGATGCCCTGTACGACGACACGCTGATTCCCGTGGAACAGCAAGGCGAGGCGCGGAAAATGACGGGGGCGCAATGGAGGCGTTACGCCCGTCACAGCGCGGAGCAGTACCTGGACGGCGCGGACGGCTTTGCCCAGCAGGCCCTTGAGGCTGCGCAAGCCGCGCAGGCGGCGCAAAAGGCCGTCGAGGACATGACGGTCTCCGCCGAAACGCTGGCGCCCGGTTCCCAGGCTGCAGTCACAAAGACGCAGGACAGCGGCGTTGTTCATCTGAAATTTGGTATTCCGCGCGGTGAGCCCGGTACGGGCGGCGGCTCCGTGGAGAATGTTGTGACCATCCTCGGCGGCGCGGTGATCACACTGTCAGGCGATTTCGGGGACCCGCCTTACGAAATCAAGATCACCGCGGAAGAGGGCGGAGGCGGTGAGATCAGCAAGACCTGCCGGCTCGCGCTGTCAGTAGATCCGTCCGGCGGCGGCGCTGTCAGCGGAGCAGGAACCTACCCCGAGGGCGCCTCCGTCACCGTCAAGGCCGCTGCCGCCGGCGGCTTCACCTTCTCCGGCTGGAAAGAGAATGGGACAACCGTCAGTTCCGACGTGAACTATACGTTTACGATCAGCGGGGATACTTCTCTGACCGCGGTATTCGAGAAAAAGCAGGATTCCCTTGGCGAGTGGACTTTGTCTGCCATGCCGTCCGGTTCTTACTGGTACGACGCCGCATTTGGGAATGGGGTATTTGCTGCGGTTACTTATGGTTACGACAAGTCAGCATATAGCTCGGATGGCGTCAATTGGAGCGGTTCAACACTTCCCGACGCCGCCTGCTGGGAAAGAGTTGTTTATGGGAATGATAAATTTGTTGCTGTCGGGGGTGGATTGACCGGACATACAGGATTATGTGCTTATAGTACGGATGGGGAAACCTGGTCTAAAGCGGATTTGCCAACAACAGTCGGTGAGCTGCACGATATTACATATGGAGCTGGGAAATTTGTTGCTGTCGGCAGTACAGGCGCTGTTTATAGCGTAAACGGGACGGAGTGGGAAGCCGCCAATCTGTCCATATCAATGGGCTTCGCTTGCGTGGCATATGGAAACGGGAAATTTGTTGCAATTGGTGGATATACAGATGATATTCATTTGTTTTATAGCCTGGATGGGGTGTCTTGGAATGATGTGAGCAATACATTTACACACCCATATTCAAGTATTGCATTTGGAAACGGGAAATTTGTTGCTGTATCTGGCTATGGAGAGATTGCTTATAGTGAGGATGGAACTGCGTGGGAAACCGCAGCATTGCCGGAATCTATTTCAGCAATAGGCTGGAGGGATGCGGCCTATGGGAATGGAAAATTTGTTGCAATATCAAATGACAAATCCGCTTGGAGCCCTGACGGGAAGACTTGGACGGCTATGGATATGCCGGTTTCCGCGAACTGGGCGGGAATTGCGTATGGCGATGGGAAATTTGCCGCGACAGCAAACGGTACAACCGCCGCCTATGCGGAGGGCTGAGAGCATGGAGGGACAACATGGCGATTTATATCAATGGCGTACTAGCAGCCGGCGGCAGGGGCGAGGCGGGGAAGAGCGCCTATGAGTCTGCGGCGGCAAATGGTTTTTCCGGCACAGAAACAGAGTGGCTGGCATCACTGCGGGGAGAACCAGGTCCCGCCGGGCCCCCTGGAGAGAAAGGAGACCCGGGAGAACAGGGCCCTCCGGGGGAACCTGGCGGTGTTTCCAGCTTCCGCGGCCGCACTGGAGCGGTCATACCGCAGAGCGGCGACTATACGGCAGCTATGGTGGGAGCCAGACCGTCTGACTGGGTGCCGACAGCGGCGGATACCGGCGCGATTCCCGCCGATTTTGTTCAAAAAATCCAGGTACTGACGCAAGCGGAGTATGACGCATTGACAGAGAAAGTCTCCACAGTCCTGTACGTTATCAAGGAGTGACGTATGCTTAGTATAGGCAATTCCAAAATATCAAAGCTGTACATGGGCGATACTAAGTGCAAGAAGGCGTATTTGGGGGATACTCTGGTTCTGGACAATGAAGGTTCTGATACCAAAATAGAGTGGATAGAGACAACACTCCCATCTCTCGCATGGTGGGAGTGTGTTGCCTATGGCGACGGCAAATTTGTAGCTGGAACACGTGGCAATGGCGGCAGTAAAAAAGCTGCCTACAGTACAGATGGGATTAACTGGACGGCGGCATCGTTCCCATTTCTCGGAGATTGGTATGATATCACCTACGGCAATGGCAAATTCGTGGCTGTATCCCACGGTGATAGCTCTGCATGGAGTATAGATGGTAAGACGTGGACAAAAGCGACTATGCCGGCTTATGGGTATTGGCGTAGCGTTACCTACGGCAGCGATAAATTCGTGGCTGTAATGGGCAATGGAAGCGATAAAGCAGCGTACAGTGAGGATGGCATTATCTGGACAGCGGTGACATTGCCGTCTTCCGAACCTTGGACAAGTGTCACTTACGGTAACGGCAAATTCGTGGCTGTGGCCAGAGGCACCACAGCTGCCTACAGTGAAGATGGCATCACCTGGAAAGCGGCAGTTATGCCGTCCTCTGCATACTGGAAAAGCGTGACATATGGCAATGGAAAGTTTGTTGCAGTGACACATGACATCGATGAATACGCATGGAGCGTGGACGGGATCACTTGGAAATCGGCGACTATTCCATTTTCCACACATTGGACAAGCATTGCCTATGGCGGTGGGAAATTTATGGTGGTGTCGGGTGGCGACTACAACAGTACCACAGCAGCCTACAGCACAGATGGCGTTGCGTGGACAGAAGTATCCCTCCCGTCTTCTAACACCTGGAGCGATGTCACGTATGGTGATGGGAAATTCGTTGCGGTGGCAGGTCACATCATCAACAGAAAAGTAGCAGCTTATGCTCTGGACTGACCTGCAGCAAAAAGCCGCCCTCAAGGACGGCGGCAGGATTTGACAAAACGCAGTGCGTTTCGTATAATGGCCCCGGAAGGGCACTGTTGCATATAGGCGGTTAGCTACTCCCCTGTGAAAGGGGGTGAGGCTGATGTGGAAGAGACAGCTTTTCGCTGTCCTGCGTTTCCTGATGTTCTTCATCGGGACG